CGTGATGGAAGGCGATATCATTCACAGCATCCGGTACGAGACTGAGTGTTGCACTCCGTACCGCATGCTTCTGAATCCTTGTTCCGGTTCGGATCGTCTGCCGAACAATCGGATGGCGACTCACGCGACGCAGAACGACACGTGTCTGCACACATGCTTTGTTCATCCTCTACGGTCGCTTGATATTTTTAATTAGCATGGCTGCGTTGCGTTTTGCCCCGCTCACGTCACGTTTTTTTATGCGCCGAATCAAGTTTCGTACGAGAGTGACATTCTTAGGGGCGAGATTCTGAAGCGCCCCGAGGCGTGAAACATCCTTTTGGCCCTTTTCGGGATTATTCCCCGTGAGTGGGTTTCTTGGTTTGACACCGGGGTACAGGAACGATCCGGCGAGTACTGCGAGCACAGAGTCGTACAGTTTCTTGAGACGCTCGATCGGCAAGCCGTACATGCGTGAATATACGGGGTGAATGTCATCGTGACTCGACCCAGGGACGTAGGCGAGCGTCGAATCGACGAAATCCATGGGTTCACCGCGAGGAAATTGAATGCGGAACTGCGACACGTGATAGACCGTCTTCCCGGTCGCCGGAAGGACTTTAATGTCCGGTACAAAGTCGCTCACGATGAGTCGCGCGTTCGTGCGCGTGTACGTTCTATTCAGCCATCCGACAAATCCCGTGACGTGTTTGTACATGATGGTTTTCATGATGAGCGCACGTCGCTTCGCCTCTCGCTGACCCAGGCGTTTCGGTACGGCAAATGTAAAATCAAAATCGCGTGTGTCAGTCACCTTTTTGGGTGCCGGCTTTCCCCGCGCCTCGAGGTATAGCTTGACACCCATACCGCCTCCGAGTTCGGGCACAAACAGGTTTCTGTAGATGCGCAGAAGGGCACGATTTCTGCGACAATACTTGATGAACAGCTGAGGAAGTTCTCTGACGATGGATACGCTGGACAGCACAGGTGCGCGCTCGACACCAGGGCGTACCAATGACTGGCTGGCGTTACACAGCATGATTTCCGCTGGAAAGAATCCGCCATGGAACCCCGTTCTTTTCGGCGGTGCGTAAAACCCGTCATAGCCATTCTTCGTAAGGTATTCAGTGCTCAGACGTCCAAACACGTCCACGTTGACGTTTTTGAACGAGAGGCGTTCGCCGCGATTCGATGGACGCGCAAGGTATCGTCTCGGAGCCTTGCGACCTGTTACGTTCTGGTAGACACTGACCTGTTGTCCCCGGGTGACGTTCGTCCCGAGCGCGAACCGAAGTCCAAGAACAGTATTCTTGGAGAGCTTTGGAAAAATGCGTTTGACGTTAGGGTGCGTCAGGACAAAAAGACGAAGTGCTCGTCTCGCCAGAAATGGACACGCCGTTTTTGTGTTTGAATACGAACGCGCCAGTCTGGCACTCTGTGTTGCGAAAAACATACGAGTGTCTTTCAAGAGGGAATGACACCCTGTCGTACGATTTCTAAATCCCTTATACAGGCGCGTCCCCGCTGGAAGGATCACGTCAGTCATCTACTTTGGCATACCAAAAAAAATCTTGATACTCTATAAATGAACCACCGGGTGCAACAATTGAAGCATAGATTAAACCGCGCGGCGCATGCTAGCAAAGCTTACCATAATGCCGTGAAAAAAGCAAATGCGCTCAAGCGGCAGTATCATAAAGCTGCGTTTCTGGCGCTGTATAACCAGAACCAGCCCCACAGAAATACGCTGACTCAACAGGAAATTACCGCAATCAGAAATATGATGCAGAACGCGAGACGTATGTTTATGACGAATCGTGTTCTCGGTAAAACGGTGCTCGTTAACAACGTGCGTCGTAGAATTGTGAATAACGGACTTTAAACGTGAACAATTTTTCTGTACAAGAAAAATGCGAAGAAGTTCTTTGATATCAAATCGAGCCCGTTGTACATTATATTCTTCTGGACATCAGGCAGCATAAAAGCCAAGCCGTACAGAGCCCATACACTCGTGAGTAGTTTGTAGATGTTGTCAGACTCTTCTGTTCTGAACTCTTCGTACAATTTCTTGAATACAAATCCAAACGCAGCAAATCCGATGCCGAGAGCGACGGTGCGATCCATCAGACCCTTCTCCGCCAAGAATCCTGCGAGTAACATGATGAAGTTTGCGACAAACATTTGAATGAGTGATTTCTTGTACTTTTCAAACGTGAACGTCTTGCCACTTTCGTATACGTAATAGACAGCCATACTGAGAATCATAAGAGGTGTCGTTATGAACCAGTCGGAGTAGCGTCTTGTGGCCATGCTCGCAAGGTTGAATGACTTGTACAAATTGATATACCATGCAAGTTGAATGAATGTTACGAGCATCTCAAGTTTCAGGACGTTTACCAGAACCTGTTTAGATGCTGGTACAGGTGTAAGTACACCTTTGATACCGAATACAGTCGACAAAGCCTGGACGATAATACTCGCCTGTGTCGTCAGTTTAACAATGTCTGCCATATAGTAGTATTGTACATAAAAATGTATGAATGTCCAGTGTGTGCACGTGACCCTACAAGTCATTCACTCAAGCAACTGAGCCCTGGTGTTTTCTACACAAAACCAGCCGAAGCGACAAAATACTGGGACAAAGACGGCATCCTAGAACACTACGATGGTGTTCTAGGAGCTCATGAAGGAGCATGGAAATGGATATTCGACGCCGAAGGGTTTTCCATGAAACATATGTTTGAGGTGGATGTCGCAATCGGGATCGCACGACTCATCACACAAAAATATTCAACGAATCTCCAAGAAATTCAAATTATAAACCCATCGTGGGTTGTCACCATGACATTGCACATCGTACGACCATTTTTGAGTAAACGTATAATTGATTTAATTCAAGTACACCAGGTTTTAAAGGAGACAATCATATGATATACAATGTCGCAGCCGTGCATCTTCCTGTCGACGCCGTGTTACGGCGGCTTGTGTCTGCAGGCGTACGCCGAGTCCATTCTGAAACTTCAGCGACTCTGTGCGCAGTATGGCGTTCAACTCATGCTCGACACGACCGAGAATGAGTCCCTGGTCCATCGCGCTCGGAACATTTCAGTCGCACGTTTCATGCAAAAGTCGAATGCGACGCACTTTTTGTTCATCGACGCCGACGTTCAGTTTGAGGCGGAATCCGTCATCCGTCTGTTGGCGTCCGGTCACGACGTGTCATGTGCCGTCTATCCCAAAAAGGTGATTATGTGGGACCAAGCGGCGCAGGCCATCACAGCCGGGAAGGATCTCAACAAGGCGTCTGCGGCACTCGTCATGAATTTCAAGTACCAGAATTCCCAAATCACAAATGGGTTCGTCGAGGTGCTCGATGGTCCAACCGGGTTTCTGATGATCAAGCGTGATGTCATCGAACGGATGTATGCTCATTACCCGGAACTCAATTGTAAGAATGATCATCAGAATCGTGACTTTGAAGATTACTGTGCCGTATTTGACTGTATGATTGACCCTGTAAATCGCCGTTACTTGTCTGAGGATTACGCATTCTGTCGTCGTTGGCAACAGATGAACGGTAAAATTTACGCAGACGTCACCACGACCCTGGGACACGTCGGAAACCTACGGTTCCACGGAAAACTTGAAGATCGTCTGAATAGCTGTCCGGGGACAAAGGTCTGAAACAACGGAGGACCTGTGGTCGAAAGGACTAAAGAGTCAGACCGATTCTTGAACATGTATGTTGTGTGTGTGACTCGAAATAAATCAATCGCCGTGACGACGCTTCATTCACTCATGACAATGGGTATGCACGCAGCCCAACGACAAGTATCACTTGAATACGTTTTCGTCGAGGGTCTCGACGCGCTTCCCAAGTTGGTAAAGTCGGGTGAGCGTATCATATGGTTTGATTACGGCACCAACTTGGATCAAGATACCATCCCACGAGTGTTCAACACGATGGAGAAGGATATCAAGGTTATCGTGTTCCCCGCTGTCATCGAGGGTGTCGACTGGGACATGTTTCGCAAAAAGACTGTTGAGGGGTCGACGGAGCCGATTCATCAACGTGCTCTGACATTTGATACTGACGTTACCAAAAAGGTGGTTGGTACTGACCTCTACGACGTTGAAAAGACGTCTGCGCGTGTTTGGGTCATGGACTCGAAGCCCGTTGACAAGAAGCTCAAGAGCACTCAAAAAAACCTGTCATGTGACTCCTACGAGAACCTGTTTGCTCAACTGAAATCAAACAACCTACGAGTCGTAGCTTTACCATCTGCGACTGTCATTCGCCACTTTACGCACAAGTGCCTAGGAAATATTCTAGAAATGCCGGGTGTCATGATGAATCCTTAAAAAGAACAGACACTTAGTAAACATGTATGAAGATGAAATCAAGGGGTATATTCATCAGGTGTGGGAATCTAGCGACCCATCGTGGTTTCCCGGACCTCAGCCCATTTCCATAGAACGAAAGCACTTTAGGGCACTAAAGTCTCAACCATACGTCGTGTGCGAAAAGACGGATGGTGTGCGACACATGCTCGTGTGTTTCGAGACGTCGGACAAGAAGAAGATTTGTGCACTCGTCGACCGAGCGTTCCACGTCACGTTTACGACTCTGACGGTTCCACGTGACACTGTACTCGACGGAGAATTGATGGATGGGGTTTTTTACGTGTATGACGCTGTGCGTGTCAAGGGTGAAGATGTTCGTAAAAAGACGCTGACGGAACGGCTGTCGCAAGCCAAGGCGGTTGTCAAGTCAATATTGAAACAACCGAAACTACAGGTGAAGGTGAAGGAGATGTTGCCTCTGAGTGAAGTGAACAAGATTCAACTCGGTGAAAAGACGGATGGTCTCATATTTACACCGGTCGAGGAGCCCGTTCGTGTCGGGACACACGAGACGCTGTTCAAATGGAAGCCCAGAAACCTCATTACGATTGATTTTCTGGTGATGAACGGCAAGGACCTATGTATCCAGGAACGCGGTCAGCTGCGTAAGGAGGCGGAGTTGAATCTGAGTACACGGCCGTATGCAGCTGGAACTATACTTGAGTGTGACTATAGGGACTTGGGGTGGATGCCGGTCAAGGAGCGTCCAGACAAGACGCATCCAAACAATCGCCGGACGTATGACAGGACGATTGTTAACATTCGCGAGAACATTAAGCTTGATGAATTTTATTCTGTGTAAATAAGAAATGTCCAACGCTGTCAAATTTTATATTGTCCCAGCCGTCCTTTATGCCGTTGTTGCCAGCCCCGCGACGTATCAGACGACCCGCAATGTCCTCGGCAGCTGGGTCGCGACCAGCGAGGGTACCGCCAAGCTCGGTGGTTTGATTCTGCACGCCTTGGTCTTTATATTGCTGGCGTCTCTCGCCATGCGTTACTTCCCGGCAAAGCGTTCGGGCTATAATCACCCGGGTGGTATCAGCCAACAGGAGGGCATGAACACCAAGCTGCAGGAGGTTCCTCATATGTTGGCTCCGGCGCCGTACTAAACGTCATACTCACGCTTTGACAGCTCAGAACGATCCGTCTCTGACGGCGGCGGCTTCTGGTCGTGAAGCGCACGCGTCAAATCATTCACCTCGTCCCATGCGACGCGGCACTCCTTCGTATCCTCAAAATTACGGCACAGGTTCTGGGCGTGATCAATCGCCTGTTTCAGTTTATACCGGATGTGACCCTTCTTGCGTGAGGGCTGAGCGGTGCACATGACAGGAGGAGAGACACGCACTGCGAACATCTTTGTTATATAAAAGTCTGGAGGCTTTAGTAGACAATGTCAAGAGGATTGTTCAACGTCGGAAACACGTGCTACTTCAATTCGGCTGTACAATGCCTGGCACATGTTCCGGCACTCACGAATCGGTTTCTCCGCGAAGGTCCCTACGACGGAACTTGCGAAGTGACTCGTGCTTATTCTTCCCTGGTTCGTCAGATGTGGAATCGAAAAGAAACAAGTCCAATTGATCCACGTGAACTCGTCGATGCATTTCGCACAAAGTTTACAGATTTTACGCCGCTGCAGCAGCACGATGCCCACGAGGCGGTTTTGGCACTCATGGATGCACTCGAAAAGTCGCTCGGACTCGACTATATGAAACCCATCTTTTACGGGAAAGAAGAGCAGGTGGTTGTCTTTCCAGGTGGAACGTCGTCGCGGACACACGAGTTTTGTTCCCTCTTTGTCGATTCACCTGAACATTTGCAGAAATATGATAAGTATCACATTCTCAGCGACTATGTCGATGACGCTGGCAAAAAATATAACGTGGCGGCGATGCAGACGGTCATCCGTGAGACGGGTGATTGCTTGTCTGTCATTTTCACGCAAAAATGTCCCGTGGAGCTCGTCCCAGACACGTACAAGGATATGAAACTCTTTGTGCTCGTCGCTCATTGGGGACTTTTTCACGGCGGACACTACGCCGCATACGTCAAACACAAGGGCAAGTGGCGACTTGTAGATGATGACACGTCGACGCCGGTCGATGCACCCGAAGGAAACACGATGTGTTCCATGGCGTGGTACAAGAAGATCCTCAACGCTTCTTGAGGATCATGAGATGCCACGGCCACGGTGTTCTGATTATATTGGTCATGAATTTGTTCCAGTTGTATCGGTTGAGATTTTTGTTGCGAGTAGCGTTGCTCTTTATCAGCCTCCTGCTTCGTGTCGTGTTTATGACTTGGTTCATGACCTGGGTAACCTCGGCATTCGTCAAGTTGTGACCATACAAATTGCGAACCGCTTGACCGTTTCGATTGGTTAGAATTCTGTTCACCGCTTTGCGCGGTGCGTGAATCTTACGCAAATTCTTCGATTTGCCCGTCACTTCGCGGCGAGCGAGAGCACGGTGCATAGTACTGTAGGCTGACATAAAAAACGCGTCATGTGTGTGTCAAAACCTGAGCAAACCACCAATCTTCATCTCAATCGCCTGTAATGGAGTGCTCGGTATGCTACGAGACTGGTCCGTGCCGCAAGTTGTGCTGCGGCCACGAGTTTTGCTCGGGGTGTATTAAGAGTTGGTACCTCAAAGGCACTGGAACTGGGTGTCCGATGTGCCGGCGGCCAATCTACTTCAAGGGTTTCCACAAGGTGGAAGATAAGTGGAACGAAGATGCGTGGGAGACGAGATGCTCGGAAGCTTTTGAGAACTCGATCGAAGGCGAGATGCAAAACCTCAAAGAAATGTTGATTCAGTGGCCTCGAGAGTTTCACGCTTTCTTTCTGCGAAAGGCGATGCGACATTTGAAAATGAACGAACGGATGTTTTCAGCTATGAAAGAGGGTGGCTTTGATTCAGACGAGATTGACTACCTGCTCAACGAGACGGAGATATACTTTAGCAGGACATTCGGATCGTATATACATGATCATCCTCGACGTGAAAAGGTGCCGTACAAGCCCGCGGTGCATAAAGCGATGCGATTTAAGAAGAACAACGTACGATGAATAGTTTAATATGGAGAAACCTTCCTTCTGAACTTGTGCGCGCAATCGTCCTTTTGTCCAACCCAAGCATAGATACCCGTCTTTATTTTAACATTCCACCAAGCAGACTTGACGAGACACGTAGTTGGCGTATTTGGTACCTTTTAAAGTCTCACGACGGACTTGTGTATAATTTGGAGACAAAAACTCTTCATAATTTTGTAATCCCTGGACGACATGTCATTCGGCGTCCCGTGATTTTGAATCACATGGATTCGTGGATGACTGTATTAAATGAAACTGAACAACCGCATTCACTCGAGATATATTATGAAAACGGGGACTATACAGTTACGTGTTCTTCAATTTCATTTTATACTGAATTGCGTGTGCTTTTAAAAGGTTCTGGCATTTTATACCATAATCTTGCAAATGTCTGAAATCTTGTAGACAATGTTAAACACTTGATGACGCTCCGCTGCATTCACCGGCGGGTTCAGAATCTCGAGCTCAATCTGGTACTCGGTCGCCTCCTCTGAATCCTTGTCCTGTGCCACGTCACCACTCACCTCGGACAGGTCAATCGAAAGACCCTTGCGTACAAACGAGTACCGCTTGCGTTTCTTGACTCGTGTAAAGTTTTCATCCGTGTCATCATCGCGGTTATACGGCACCTCTGACGAAATACCCAGGCGAACGTCAACCGGGAACCCGTCGAGCACCTGGTCATTCACTAGGACCCGCTTCTTGATGACACACGACTCCATATCATCAGTCAGATCGTTCATGACGACACGCTTTCCAGCCGCAGTATCGATATACACGGTCGACTGACTCTCGTTTGTTGATTCCCACCCTTCGTACTTCCGAAGGCGGCGAAGCACCTTTTCAAACGTAGCCTGACCGACATTAGTGTCAAACTTACCACGATTCACCTTGCCCATCCGAATCTCAATCTCGATATTCGGCTGGTTCTTATACTGCTCGATTGTGTTCTCCCAAGCACTGAACAGAGCAGTCATTGTTTCCATTACAGTAGAGTGTTGCGTTTTGTTTAGACCCTCAGTCCAAGGGGCACACCGTGCCCGTTGTCCGCCACCTTCGGTGGAAAGGTCCTAGACGTCAAAATCCGCGCCCAGACAGTTCTCCTCGAGTGCGTCGATTCCGTGAACAAACTTTTGATTTGCATACGCCTTGCCTCGGTAGGTCATTGAGCCGCTGCGGACATCAATTTCTCGAGACGAAAACGGACCCGCGTAAATGTCTTCGTTGAATCTGCATCGACCAAGCACATTCTCTTGACAATGTTGGTTGAAAATCTGGACAAACAGCTTCTGTGGAATGTACTTGTCCGGGCCGTACACCAGTTTGTCGCTCGCCAAAAAGTGCTGCAGCGGGTTGGTGACTGTTGCCACCTGGGCCTGCACAGACTTGAAGTACGCTGGTAAGACGCCCCAAATGTCCTTCTTCGAGTACTTGCGCGAGTAATCCAGGTACGCCCGAACGCACTTGCACAGAATCGTCGGAATCTCCGCATCGAGCTTTCCGTCGAGCTGTGGATCAGGCGCAGCAACTTGACGTGCAAAGTTCCACGTCACGAGACGACGAAGCACCGACCCTGAGTTGTCACGGTAGCTTGGAACCTCGTTACCACCGAGAATGCCAGGAACATTCCACGTCATCGATAACGCCTTTTCATTCTTGCGTGCGATGGACACATCCTCACCCGAAACCATCGACTGAAACTCCGCCTGCTCGAGCGCCAAGTCACCTTTGACCTCTGGACTGATGAACATGAACCCATCATGGATGGACCAGAGACCAAACTTCTTCTCAATGTTGTTTGAGAGCGTACGAACATCCTCCGAGTCGTAGAACCGCTTACACACCTTGGTGATGATTGTTGACTTACCGGATCCGGCGATACCCTTGAGAAAGGGAATCACCTGCCAAGCATCCTGGTCATTCGTGTCAAAACACAGGCGACCGATGAATACATACATCCACTCCATCACCTCCTTTGAAAAACGCTGATACTCCATGACTGACTGAATCACAGGCGTCTTGATATCCTGCCACGCCTCTGTTGCCATATTCTCTTGAGGAAACTCCTGGTCGAAAAACTTGCAGCTCACAACCGTCGGGTCAAGGTTTGAGATTTCAACTGACCCATACGGGTAAAACTTGGACGTGTAACCATCGTCAGACCACTCTTTTCCCACGTAGATGCCGTTCGTGAATGACCACACAGTTCGATTCTTCTGAATCTCGGGAAACTGAATGTCGCGACACATCGACAGGTGAGTCACAGTGTCCCGGACGATACCACCCTTACTCGTCAGGTTACGCCACATATCGTACTTGTCCTCCTTTTGCGTGTAGAAATACACAAACTCCTTGATTTCCATGACTGGCTTCCACGCCCGGGTCAGGTGTCCATCCGTCGTCTCAATCTGTTTACAACACTGTCCCTTGTACCGCTTCATTTTTTGGGTATACGTCTTGTTCAGGAGGTACAGTAACAGCCGCTGATACGGGCTGGCATCATCCTCCTCGTCTGGAGAGTCCATCGTTTTGCAACGGAACAGCGAAGAATCCATATCACCAGCCATCGGTGCGATTGTTGGGCTGTTGATTCTTTCAAATGACCGGACGTACCGGAAAATGATTTCATAGGCGTCGTCGGCTGTTTCGATGAGTCGCATCAGGCGGTGCGCGATGCGAAACTCATCACCGTTGACATCCACTGAAGATTTATCCTTGATTCCCAGTTCGCTCGAACGGTGATACAGCTCGGAGAAGAGGTTCACCAGGCGACGCTTCTGTTCCTGAATCCGCTCCAGGTCTACATTCTGGGGCATACCATTCGGGTCCAGCTCGTCATCCCGGAAGAATTGCCTAAATCCATTGGTGAGCGGTGCAAACCGGTCACCTTTACAGGTGAGACCCATCTTTTCCTCGAGTTGACCGATGAAATGTTCGAGACGTTCTGGGATGAGACTTGACACCTCAGAACGCATGACTTCCATGCGAATTTCGTGCGCATGTTCTGCTGGTTGGTCCCGGTCGAGTGTGTGAACGTCAGCCGGGACCATCATAGTACAAGAGCGTTATATTTTTTTAAGGGTACAGATCCCGTGCATGCGACATTTTCAAGCAGGCGCGGCAATGTGCACCGGAGCGACCGCCTTGCACTCGCAGCTTTTCATGGCGCTCATGGCAGACAGCATTTTCACCAGGATGAGGTTCTGCTTCTCCATGTGCTTGGCAATCAGAGCGGCTGTGTCCTTCAGGCCAGCCAGGGAGGTGGCGATAGTCTCGCCGTCGTCGGTCGCCAGGAAGTTGGCAAGAGCCTCCATGGGATCCATCATCTCGTCAAACTCATCCTCACCCTCAGCGTCCAGGTCAATGTCAGGGTTCTCGTCGTGGTCAGCCATTTATACTATTACAGGGACAAAAATGTTTATCCCGCCTGGACGCAACTAAACATTTCTGTGCTATTTTCAGTAGTGCATGCCCTTTGTCTACTCCATAAAGTGTAAGATCGAACCACACAAGGAATACATAGGTCAGACGGCGCACGAGGATTTTCAGGTTCGCCTGAACGGACACATGTCTGACGTGAAGAATGGCCGAAAACGTCATTTGTACAACGCCATCCGTAAATATGGATGGGACCAGTTTACGATAGAAATATTACACAACTTTCCCAGGGAAGGAAACTGGCAGGAGCGTCTGGATGAACTTGAAATCCAAGAAATTGCTCAGCGTGGGACCTTGTCACCAGGAGGATACAACAACGAGACGGGTGGGAACAGGAACAAGGTGCTTCACGAGGACACGAAAGAGCTGATGAGCTCGGTGCGCTCAGGCGAACAACATGCCATGTTTGGAAAACATCACCAGGACGAGGCAAAGGACCTCCTCCGGGACGCTAACCGCAAGGAGGTCCAACAACGGTCTAGGGACGGGACCGAATTCATCAGGACGTTCATGTCAATAGAAGATGCGTCACAAGAGACGGGTGCAGACGGGAGTCATATATGTAAAGTATGTAAAGGAGAACGAAAGACGGCGGGAGGGTTCAACTGGAAGTTTGCTCAGGATGAGGATGTCCAGACGAACGAACCATTGAGGTTCACAAAGGTCCAGCAGTGGTCATTCGACTTGACGACTCTTATTGGGGAGTATGATACTATAAGTGAGGCAGCCGAGACAGTGAAGTCGAATAAAAGTACTATAAGCAAATGTTGTAAAGGGAAGTTGAGGTCCGCGGGTGGGTTTAAATGGAAGATCATCCTCTAAATTATTTTCTTGGTGTATAGTACAAACGCGATCATGGCGGGCGGACTTATGCAGCTGGTTGCTTACGGCGCTCAGGACGTTTACCTGACCGGTAACCCCAAGGTGACTTTCTTCCAGGCCGTGTACAAGCGCCACACGAACTTTGCGATGGAGCTGATCCAGCAGACCACCAACGGCTCCCCCAGCAGCAGCGGTCGCGTGTCCGTGACCATTGCCCGCAACGGCGACCTGGTCGGCAACATGCATGTGGCTCTGACCCCCACGTCCAACATTCTGACGTCCAACAACAGCGTGTTCGACACCAACTGGGTGGCTGAGCGCGCCATTGCCGCCGTTGAGCTGACCATCGGTGGCCAGCGCATCGACAAGCACTACCAGACCTGGTGGCGCCTGTACGCCGAGGTGTTCCTGAACGAGTCCGACAAGTACGCCTGGGGTAAGATGACGACTCAGTCTAACCCTCTGGCGACCGCCGCCACGGCTCTGTCCCCGTCCAAGGTGTACCTGCCTCTGCTGTTCTTCTTCAACCGCAACCCCGGCCTGTACCTGCCCCTGATCGCCCTGCAGTACCACGAGGTGCGCCTGGACTTCGACCTGACCGCCTACTACGCCAGCTACTTCGGCACGACCAACGCCTTCGAGGTGTGGGCCAACTACGTGTACCTGGACACTGAGGAGCGTCGCCGCTTCGCCCAGAAGGGTCACGAGTACCTGATCGAGCAGGTGCAGCACACCGGCGGTGACCAGCTGTCCACGACCGGCACTGAGGGATCCGTCCAGCTCATCCGTCTGTCCTTCAACCACCCAGTGAAGGAGCTGGTGTGGTGCTACACCAACCCGGGCGCCAGCGCCACGGCCCAGCTGAACTCCATGTGGAACTTCTGCACGGCCACTGGCAACGTGAACGTGACGTCCAACGTGCTGACCCTGCAGGCCTCCAACAACTACGTCATGCCCAACGTGACTGGTGTGCCCCAGCTGGTGTCCACTGTTGGCTGCACGGCTGGCAACTTCGGTTTGGCCGGCGCGGCAGCTAACCCTTCCTTCACTGGCAACTGCTACTGGCTCGAGCAGGGTACCCAGTTGTATGGTGGCACCGGCGCTGGCGTGGAGGTGGGTCCTCTGCACCTGTTCAAGGTGATTCTCAACGGCCAGGACCGCTTCAAGGAGCAGTACGGTAACTACTTCAACCAGGTCCAGCCGTTCTACCACCACACCGGCACCCCCTACCCCGGCATCTACGTGTAC